CTTGACCCCATTGAAGAACCCCACCTCGGAAAGCTCATCGCCAAGTGCCTCGCGCGCGAGGCCATTGCACATCCGGCAGCGCAAGCCACTGCTTTCTCGAGTGCCAGCACCCCATCCCACGATTTCCACGCATCCCAGGAGTAACTCGCCATGTCCAACTGGAACGATTTTAACGACGCTGAACAGCAGCAATCCTTCGACCTCATCCCGCGTAACACGGTGGCCAAGCTGCGCCTGAGCATCAAGCCAGGTGGCTTCGATGACCCCAGCCAAGGCTGGACCGGCGGCTGGGCGACCCAGTCCTTTGAGACCGGTGCGGTCTACCTCGCCTGCGAAGGCGTGGTGATGGAAGGCCCGTTCGCCAAACGCAAGCTCTGGTGGAACGTCGGTCTACACTCACCCAAGGGACCCTCCTGGGGAAACATGGGGCGTACCTTCATCCGGGCCGCGCTCAACTCCGCACGCAATGTCCATCCGGCCGACAACAGCCCCCAGGCCCAGGCGGCCCGTTGCATCAGCGGCTTTGCCGACCTCGATGGCCTCGAGTTCGCCGCGCGCATCGACATCGAGAAGGATGGCCGGGGCGAAGACCGCAACACCATCAAGGCCGCCATCGAGCCGGGCCACAAGGACTACGCCCTGGTCATGGGCGTGATACCCAAGAGTGGCCTGGGCCATGCAGGCGGCGGCCAGTCGGGCGCACCGGCAGTAGTCGCGCCACCCCGCTATACGCCACCGGCTACCCACACCCCTTCCTCGCGTCCTGCCACGTCCGCTGTCCCCGTCCCCAGCGGCAAGCCCGCCTGGGCGCAGTAAGGGAGGGCGTGATGATGAGCACACCTATTCTTACGACCAGCCACTACGGCGTGGTGCGTTTCGGTGATCTCGCGGTGGAAGCCGTGGTGCTGGAAGACGGCACCCGGGGCTATGTGCAGCGCCAACTGGCCACCGCCATCGGCCTGCACGAATCGCGCCGTGGCAGCCAACTCAAAACCTTGCTGTCCGATGTCGCCCCGGGTGCGGCCGAAGTCTTGCAGGACAACGCCTGCAGCATCCGCCTGCCCTCGGGCCAGACCACGGCGTTCTTTCCGGCCGGGGTGATCAGCGAGGTCGCCTCGGGCGTGATCGACGCCGCCCTCGAAGGCCGGTTGCACCGCAAACGCCAGCACCTGGTGCCCAACTGCCAGCGCATCCTGAAGGCCCTGGCCAAGACCGGCGAGGTGGCGCTGATCGATGAGGCCACCGGCTACCAGTACCACCGCGCACCCGATGCACTGCAGACCTTGATCTCACGCCTGCTGCGCGAACGGGTGGCGAGCTGGGAACGGCGCTTCAGTCCTGACTACTACCGGGCGCTGTTTCGCCTGTTTGGCTGGCATTACCAGGGCCATCAGCAAAACCCGCCGGCAGTGATTGGTCAGATCACCCTGCGCTGGGTGTACGACGTGATCATGCCCCGCGAAATCATCGAGGAGATCCGAAACCGCAAGCGCCTCTCCGACAGGGCGCACCAGTGGCTCAGCGAGGGCGGTCTCGCCTTGCTGGAAAAGCAGATCCACGCAGTGACCATGATTGCGCGCTCGTCGATGACCTACCGCGACTTCGACACCCGCTGCGCCACGGCGTTTGGCAGCCAGCCGCTGCAGATGACCCTCTTCATCGGTGTGCTGGAGGGAGGGCAATGAATGACCGGCCAATGTTGGGTCTGCAAGCGGCAGGCCCGTGGCCTCGGCCACAGCGACAACCGCTTCAAGGTGGGCACACCGGAACAAGTACGCCGCCGGTATCCGATGGACTGGGTCTTTTGCAGCCGCCGCTGCCAGGACGCGTTTCACGTGCTCTACGGCCAGTGGCTGCGAACCGACCCCAGGCGGGAGGATGTGCTCATGATTGATCCGACCGAATTCGAGCGCGCGGCAATGCGCGCCTGCCTGAAGTGCTTCGGCGAGGCCGCCGGTGAGATCGGCTTTGACAAGCCGCTCGGTCACTACAGCGAGGCCGAGGCCCTGCAAGTGATCGAGGCCATTGTCACCGGCTGGACGGAGGCCATGGCGGCGCACCACCAACAGGCGAAATACCCGCCGGTGCGGGGGCTCGCGCCTTATGAGACACAGGCGCCACAGCCGGTAGCCAAGAGGGAGCCGACGAGTGCAGCTGTGCCTTCACCGGTAGCCGCCTTCGATCCGGCCAACCCCTTCGCCGATCTGGAGGATGACCTGCCGTGGGAGGCTGATACGTCAGCGTCGACCAATGCGGGCAAGCGTGGGAGGGCGAAGTAATGTTGGATTTCAATCATCGCCCCGCTTTCCACGAGCAGGTGACAGGCTTCATCGATGCGGCGCTGGATGTTGAACGTGCTGGGCAGCCCGCGCGCGACTACCTCGGTGCGTCTCGCCTGGGCGTGGCCTGCGAACGGGCGCTGCAGTACGAGTACGCTAGTGCGCCAGTGGATCCCGGTCGTGGTTTTTCAGGTCGCATCCTGCGGGTGTTCGAGGTCGGCCATGTGCTGGAGGATCTCGCTGTACGCTGGCTGCGCATGGCGGGGTTTGAGCTGCACAACCAGAAGGTCAACGGTGGCCAATTCGGCTTCTCGGTCGCAGGTGGCCGGATCAAGGGCCACGTCGACGGCATCATCACGGCGGCACCGCCGGAGTTGGGGCTTTCTTTTCCGATGCTCTTCGAATGCAAGACCATGGCTGACAAACACTGGAAGGCCTGCGCCAAGTCTGGCGTGGCGGTCACCAAGCCGGTCTATGCCGCGCAGATGGCGATCTACCAAGCCTACATGGAAAGCACGGTGGCAGGCATCAGCCGCAACCCGGCGCTCTTCACCGCCATCAACAAGGACACCCAAGAGTTGTGGTTCGAACAGGTGCCCTTCGATGCAGCACTGGCACAAAAGATGTCCGACCGTGCGGTGCGGGTGATCCAGGCGACCGAGGCAGGTGATCTGCTGCCGCGCGCCTTCGCCGAGGCCAGCCATTTCGAGTGCAAGTTCTGTCCCTACGCACAGCGCTGCAGGGGAGGTGCGCAATGAGCACAGCTTCCAAGCGCGCCAGCGCACGCAAGACCTACCGTACCGAGTGGGTGGATCGTTGGTCACCACCCAAACCCCTGGTCGGGCTGCAGGCCATCGAGAAGGTGCTCAACCGTCACACCTTCCTCGTGAGCCCGGAGTCCCGGCTGGTGGTGGCGGTGCTCGCACGCACCATCCACGACAGCATGAGTTTGACCAACCGCTTGATGCGGCGTGAGGCCAGGTGCTTTCTCTTGGGTGACGACCTCAAACGCTGGTGTGACCTGGTCGGCTTGCATCCGGACTTCGTGCGCTTAGTCGCCCGCAAGGCCGGCTATCTCGCCGACGAGAAGGCGCATTGGCAGAAGGTACCGATCAAGGTGCCGCTGCCTTCATTGCCAGTCGAGCCGGTGGCAAGCAACCAAAGCGCCCCGTGCACGCCATCACCTGCCACGCCCATTCGCCACCAGGAGGACTGATCCATGCTTGATTTCAATTCGGTGCCGCAGGCCTTCCCCGCTGGCGGTGATCTCAACCAACAACGCGATGCCCTCCGTGCCGATCTCTTGGCGCGGTTGGAATCGGTGCTGATGACGTTGCTGCCGGCCGGCAAGAAGCGTGGCCAAAAATACCTGGTCGGCGATGTGCTGGGCAGCCCTGGCGACAGCCTGGAGGTGTCGCTCAAGGGCGAAACCGCTGGCCTGTGGCACGACCACGCCACAGGCGAAGGCGGTGACATCTTCGATCTCATCGCTGCCCACCATCGGCTTGACACCCAGGCTGACTTCGCCCGGGTGCTGGAGATCGCCGGGCAACTGGTCGGTCGGGTCACCTGCCATCCTCCGAAGCGTAAGAAGGCGGAAGCTCCGGTCGATGAACGCGGTCCAGCCACGACCAAGTGGGACTACCTGGATGCCGCCGGCAACCTGATCGCCTGCGTCTACCGTTACGACCCGGTACCGGGGCGTAAGGAGTTCCGCCCCTGGGATGCCAAGCGCCGCAAGATGGCCCCACCCGAGCCGCGCCCGCTGTACAACCAGCCAGGGATCGTTGCGGCCGATCAGGTGATCTTGGTCGAGGGGGAGAAGTGCGCCCAGGCCTTGATTGAGGCAGCGATCACCGCGACCACGGCCATGCACGGTGCCAATGCGCCGGTCGACAAGACCGACTGGGCACCGCTCACTGGCAAAGCTGTGCTCATCTGGCCGGACCGGGACAAGCCGGGATTTGGTTATGCCGAGGCCGCCTCGCAAGCGGTGCTCATGGTGGGCGCTACCTCCTGCGCCATCCTGCTGCCGCCCGATGATCGCCCCGAGGGCTGGGATGCGGCCGATGCCTTGGCCGAGGGCTTCGATGTCACGGGTTTCATTGCGACCGGCCCGCGCATCACGGTGCAGCCCTTCGATGACGACCAGGCGCCATCGACTCACTTCGATGCTGCCGACCATGATGGCGCTCACGACAGCGATGCCACGGTCTGGGGCACCGAAGATGCCCTGGCGGTGAGTTTCACCCGCCGCTACCAGCGCGACTGGCGCTACATCGCGGCCTGGGGCAAGTGGTTGATGTGGGATGGGCAGCGCTGGCGGGCCGAGGAAACCTTAGCAGCCACCGATCTGATCCGTCACGTCTGTCGCCACGCGGCTGTCCGGGCAGACAGCAGCAAGGTCGCAGCCAAGCTCGCGGCCAGCAGCACCGTAGGCGGGGTGGAGCGTCTGGCTCGCACCGACCGCCGACACGCGGCGACTACCGACGAGTGGGATGCCGACATCTGGTTGATCAACACACCAGGGGGTGTCGTCGATCTGCGCACCGGCCGGATGCGTCCCCACGACCGTGCCGACCGGATGACCAAGATCGCCTCGGCCACCCGGGTGCCGGGCAGCACCTGCCCGACCTGGATGCGGTTTCTGGAGCAGGTCACCGGTGGCGATACCGAGCTGCAGTCCTACCTGCAGCGGGTGTTCGGCTACTGCCTGACCGGGGCAACCAGCGAGCACGCCTTGTTCTTCCTCTACGGCACAGGCGCCAACGGCAAGTCGGTGTTCGTGAACACGCTGTTCACGCTGCTCGGGGACTACGCCGCCAATGCGCCCATGGACACCTTCATGGAAACACGCGGGGATCGGCATCCGACCGATCTGGCGGGGCTGCGGGGTTCGCGCTTCGTCGGTGCGACCGAGACCGAACAGGGGCGGCGCTGGAACGAGTCGAAGATCAAGGAGATCACCGGTGGCGACCGGGTGTCCGCACGCTTCATGCGTCAGGACTTCTTCACCTATGTGCCGCAGTTCAAGTTGGTGATCGCCGGTAACCACAAGCCAGCCATCCGCAACATCGATGAGGCCATGCGCCGGCGTCTGCACCTGATCCCCTTCACGATCACCGTGCCCCCGGAAAAGCGCGACAAGCAGCTGCAGACCAAGTTGCTGGCTGAGGCCAATGGGATCTTCAGCTGGGGCGTCGAGGGGTGTCTGGCCTGGCAGCGCGAAGGGCTGCGCCAGCCTCAATCGGTGTTGGATGCGACGGACGAGTACTTCGAGGACGAGGACGCCATCGGTCAGTGGATGGGTGAACGCTGCTATGTCGGACCTGCTGCGCGCGCCCTCACGGCAGATCTGTTCGCCGATTGGCGTGAGTGGGCAGAAAAGCACGGCGAATTCGTCGGTTCGATCAAGCGCTTTTCCGAAACCCTGGTCTCGCGACGCTTTGCTCGATGGCGAAACCCGAAGGGGGCAATGGGCTTTCAAGGCATCAGCCTGCAGCCCAAGGAATACCCGGGATACGCCCGCTACCCAGACTGAAAACAACGAGCCTGCCGGGGTGGCCTGAAGGATTTGAAGGGTTTACGGGTTTACGCCCACACGCGTGCGCGTAC